CCAGTATTCCTCGGTGCAAGTGCCCACTCCCGGCGTACAGGGCCATGGTGTACCACCAACTGCCACACATTGGACACTCGTTGAAAGGTTATCTAGACATGAGCCGTCAGTAAAACAGCAAGCACCCATTATATAATACTCCCATTAATCAACATTATTCGCAACATAGAGTATGTGGACCTCTCCAAGTGCCACCAGCATTTTGGCACTCACTAAATTTATTTTCACCACAACCACCCTCAGCAAAACAACACGCACCCAGTGGAGCAACACAAAAACCAACATCTGTGCATTCTGATCCTTCACCACCAAACACATTTGGATAAGGACAATCTGCCGCAACTGTGTGTGTGCATGTACCCAGAAGCGCATTACAACATGCACCAATTACCCCACCGCAACAATCAACTGCGTTATGGCCAGTACATTCCGTACCGGGTCCCATGAATACATTTAAATCATCATCCAAACAGACTTTACGCAATACATTATCATGGCATTCCCTTGCACCAGGAACTCCAGTGTTTGCATTTTTACAACATGCACCAACATATGGTGTTTCATCACAACAATCTACAGATGTATCCGAACAACTTTTACCAATAATCGCGATACCACCATAAACAAGTTCACATGCAGCCGCTGTTAGTGGTGGAAGTTTTTCACCATGAGTATCTCCAGCACCAAGCGAATCGCCGATGCATTCTCCGTCTTTACAACATGCAATTCCACCCTCGCAAGGATTTATACATGGCCATCCTCCACTGAGGGTATAACTATACTCCCCTATTTCCATATCACAAGTAATGGGGACAGGACCACCTTCAATTAATTCCGATGGTATGCTATTCATCTCATTATCAACATTTCTATAGTAAATATGAGTCCAATATGTCGCGCCAAAATTATTACATTCATCTGCACCAACATTTTCAATACAAACTGCCATGTTTCCAAAGTTTCCCCAATTACCACCATCACTACAACAAACTCCCGATGCATCTCCATCAAAACCACAACCCTCACCACATGGCATAAATTGATTCCATGATCCCCCTAAAGTTGGTTCTCCATCTAAATCATATGGACTATAAAGTTGGGCACAATCATTCTCTGACATATAATCGATACAGAGTATTTTACTACTTGGCCGAACATCTAAATCGTCATCGAGCCACTCAAGTGGTTCATCCATATCCAAATGACAACAAGAGCCTAAACCAATAGAACCAAAACATTTATCCACTCCATATGCACGATTAGCAACATTTGCCTTCCATGTGTTCCCACCATCATTTGTTAAGAAGTTGATGATGTCCCAACCGCAAGAAAAATACAGTTCATTTTCATCAAAATAAATATTACCTGGCCAATCCCATATGTCGTAACCGCCCAGATGCATAGTAAAGTTAAACACTTCATTACTAGAAAAATCTCCAGTAAATCCTTGAATTCCTATTGGTGTTTCAATTCGGAATACACTTCCATGCTTTACATCCATAATCATTCCTGCGCCGTCACCACATGTTGGGCCAGTATACCATGCACTTGGCTCTCCACCAGTTATTCCATAAATTTTTGGCGTAACACCATCCATTTCAAAAAGTGGCATCGAAGGAACTCGCACAACAATTTCTTCTGGATCATATGAGTAACCAGTAGCGCCACCAGTTTCAGAAAAATAAACTGTGCCAAGAGAATCAAAAGTTAATCCAGTAGAATCTGCTGATGCTCCGGCCGAAATATAAGAAAATCTATTTCTTATCATTCCATCTGCTGTTACACCTTCTTTGTATATAATATCACCACTGATACCTATCAAATCATCTGTTTGATATGATGTTAATGTTCCTTCTGCTGTTATTCCTCGGAAATAAAATGTAATACCATCTGTTATATTTCTAAATATACTAACTGGGTTTGTTCCAGAAGCTCCAGTAATAGCGCCAGCGGCCGCAACTTCTCCTGTTGGTCCTTTTAACCCCTCAATTGTAAATTCTTTTCCATCGGAAAGAACTAATATTAAATTATCATCTTCGGTTCTGCCAGAAAATACAAAAGCACCAGTTGCACCTGTAGGTCCAGTTGGACCCGTACCACCCGTACCTGCCGGACCAGTAGAGCCAGTTAAACCACGAAGACCTTTTGGTCCCATCACGGATCCTGGTGGTACTACTGAACTACTTCCAATTACTGGCATCTATTGTTCCTTTATTATGCAAAGCACTTATCACAACCATTCACACAAACACAATTCCCACGACTCTCACAGTCAGAACACGGTACAGGCTCATCAAATTCTATACAACCAGAATCACAACAACAAGAGCAAACCATCCAAACTTGATTCGTAGAATCCTTATCATCTATGTATGGTTGGCAACCAAGACTGTTTTCTTTCCATGTTTCTTTAGCGCATATAGATTTATTTTTTGTTGGTAATGATTCAATTTTATGAGATACTGACGAAGACCCAACACACATCTCAGAATCAAAGTTATTATAACACCTTTCATCTATATCTTTACAATCATTAACGATTCCACCATCCCCCAATGCACCTTCCCAACAAACTCCAGGACAACAACAATTACAATCTCCACTTCCAACTTCAATGGTCCATTGTTCACCTTTATCTACTGGAGAAACTACATTACGGGGTTCTATACATCCAGATAAACTAAATTTACCAGAAAATTGTTTTGCATCTGGAGCATCAACTACTTTTCTGTATTCAGGAACAGAATATGTTTTTCGATTTTTACCACTATTTCCTATAATTTTGTCTTGTTGCCAAGTTGAATCTGATGATGCCATGCTTTGAAAATATAAGTCGGCCGAGTCTTGACTTCTTGATTGGCCTCTTGCTCTTGCGCCTTCTCCCCCACTAAAATTCCACAAATCCCCCATTAGAGAATATTCCGAACAAGGATCAGCGCCACAATTTCCGTTCGCAATCCATATACCACCTTCAACATAACATTCAGTTATACCCACGCCAGGTTCACATCCCCAATCTTTACAACAAGCTCCCCAGTTACAGTCAATGTTGACACACGATTCGCCTCGTGTCCATATACCATACGCACTGGTACAATCCTCCCAAGTTTCCATCACACATTCATATGTGCCATCACCGCTGTGGTCAGGCTTACAACATGCTGATTTTTGTTCCTCAACCTCTCCTGGTTTACTCTTACAACATTCATGACAACTTCCATCTTGTAATATAATCGTACCACAATTTTGATAATCTAAACAAGTATATGAATTTTGATTTGTGTTTTCGGGGGCACAGTAACAGTTTGAACCAGGACACAAACAAAAATCTCCACTAAATGGGCCTACAGGGTATGGACACTCCGAATCGGGCATCGTAGGCATTACCTGCGACCAACCCGGACATCCAGTACATGGTGGAGGAGTATCATCTGATTGACACATACCATCACTCTTTAAAAGACCGTGCATTTCAAATGCGCCAGCTGTTGCATCCCAAACCAAGCAGTTATATGGAGCATAAGTTTGATCTACTACAGTTTCATTTCCACTATTATCTGTTGGTGGCGGATCAGCGTAATTTAATCCAGAACATTTTGAACCTGCACCCCAAAACATGCCTTTAGAATCTCCACTTCCAAAGCTCGACCTTAGTGATGCACACACTTCCGCATTACAATTATAACACACTTCGTCAACACAACACGCACCTACTTCTTGCAAACAACAATTGACATCATCACACTGTTCGTAACGGGGTGTTTCACCCCCCAACCAAATACTATCCATTGACAGCGAACATTCGTATGGAGTTGTAGTTATACATTCTCCCCTCAAACAACACGCACCACGGTCGCCACACGCTTCAGGACAACCGCCCCACACATCCAAATCATCACAAGTAGTTAAACTAGCATCTGAATTGATAGGAATAAAAAATCCAGCATAAACATTACACTTATGCTGTGTGGTTTCTATGCAATTTCCGTTCACACAACACATTCCCTCATAATGACAATCTGTTCCTTCTGAACGATTTATACACGCAGTGCTGCCAGAGAACCATCCACTAATTTCATCACAATATTGTTCACTTACATAATCTAAACAACCCCTATAACCTGGACCTGTTATTCCGTCTTGTTCCCCGGTTCCTGCCCTACAATAACAACAAGAACCCACATTAATTGGTTCTGGAATTAATGGAGTATTAAATGTTATTCCTGGAAATCTGTAAACGCCCGCATTATGAGAACCATCATCATCATCAACATATATGCCACTATACATGGCAGTTAAACCCGCAGTAGAGTCATCTCCGGCATTTTCTTTATCTGTTATGCTACTAAAGGAAACAGATGTTCCATCAGGAGTATTGATTCCAATCGTTCCTACGTGGCCTGGTGTTACACTCCATGATGTAAAGTTATTACTTGTTGATCCTTCACTGCCAGTTATCACAAATCTTTCTCTGTGTGTTAATATTCTAGCGGTTAATTGATCACCACTCCAAAATGTATTTGTTGCCGCATTAGCAGATAAGCCAGATATACTATTATTAATAAAAATTAATTCTCCAGTATTTCCAAGTATTCCATAATCGTGTGTAAGGCCTCTAATAAGAATAGTATCACTTTCTGGAGTTACTATACTGATACCACTTCCACTAACCGTTAAATTTCGGAAAGTTGCTGTACGGCCCTCTATAGATTTAAATACTTCTCCGTAATTAGAATTAGTCCTAGATAGTGCATTTATAATAGAATATGATGCGGTAGGAATATCTCCTGTCGAACCCCGAATACCTGTAACACCCAAAGTTGTTCCTTGCGTTAAAAGTAATCCTGTTGTAGAACCTTCATATCCCCTAAGAGTAAATATAAGTTCATAGGTGATACCTTCACCACTGCTTCCACTAACACCAGCAATGCCATAACCTGTAAATCCTACTGGACCTACTTGACCAGTCGTTCCTGTCAATCCCCTCGGCCCAGTGTTGCCAGCAAAACCAGTAGGGCCAGTTATATAACTGGCCCCTGATATATTTTTTATTCTACTGCTTCCTTGTATTACTGCCATTAGTACCTCTGGTTAATTCCTTTATCTTCATCTCGAATAATATTTGGGAGCTTCCATAACTTATAATTACTATCGTCACTGATTGGATATCTACCATCACATCTCACTAAACGGATAGGTCTTACTTTATATGTATTCGCTGTTCTGTTCTTTTTGCCTACTAGGAAATTATCAGAATCCCCACTTTGATTTATTTTTATCGCCCATGCTAAACTTCCAGGATCTGCGGTTACTCCAAGAGGACCAGTCGCAGTGGCAGGATTAATAATTCCTTCTCCTATTCCAGCAGTTAATCCTTTTGTTTCATCATATGCACCAGTAGAAGTCCAATGCCAGCCATCTAATGGCGTTCCACCCTCTTCAAGAAGTTTAGAATTTAAATTAAATTTATTATCAACAGTTCTAATGCAATTATTTGCAACATATGAAAACTCATCATGACTTGGTAAATACCAACCAGAAACATTAGATGAATTAGAACCCGTTATTCCCAAAGATATTAAATTATCATCATATAATCTTACTGCACGAACCGCAGAAACATATCCACTTGTTAATCCAGGCCCAAAATCTGAACCTGTATATGTTCCATCATTATCATAATAACCTTTAAATAGTGCATTATCCGCACTAATAATTCTAATTGTATTATATAATCCCCAGTTTCTGTGCCACATACCATGTGCAGTTTGTGTCGGTCTAGTTTTTAATTTACTTATTGCATCACTTCCATATATCCTAGATGCATTACATGAACTGAATGTTTTTTCTGGAAGGGTGGTTAATGAAACCTTGCCCCTATTTTGGTCATACCAATAACCCTCAGATTTAGGAAACACTTCATATTTATATTCATTAGTTATATCTTCATATATTCCAAGATTTTGATTATATAAAGGTCCCCATGAACTACCACGATTTCCCCAATAAAATTCATTTGTAATACCATCCACATCATTATATTCTACAACTCTATCACCAGTTATTCCTATAGGATTTAATGAAACAATTACATAATATGCATCATTTCTGTTGGTGTGTTTATTGCAAGAAGATTTAGAGTCAAATCCATAACTGTGCCAATCATATTTGGATTTATATTTAGACGGCACATCACCTATATTATCAAAGGTAGAACCAAAACCACCACGCATTAATGATTCCCACGAAGAAAATTTAGAACCACCAAATCCCCTTGCTCCTATTCCAACCTCACCATCAGGATGATATAATCCAACAACCATACCACCCGCATATAAATCGCCAGGTTGTAAATTTAATCCTGCAACTTCTGTAACACACCCAGAAGTTCTTGAATCATTCCTACAATCAATATCACGACAATGAGAACCGTGTCCCCCATATAAATAACCATCACTTATACAGGATAATCCAGAAGTATTATTATCGCATGCTTCTCCACCTTTACAACATGCCCCAGTACCACCCGAACAAATTTGCACATCATCTTTATTAACACACGGAATACCAATTCCCATAAAGAATTTCTTTTGTCTTAAACAATTAGTTTTAGATATTTCTTCACAGTTTCCTATACCATCACAGCATGCTCCTATTTCATTTCTTAAATTTCCGCACTGCATTTCTTCACATGAATTTGCCGTTCCGCCAAAGAGAGTATGGTAGTTTAATACTTCGGCCAAATCCACACACTCATTAGCAGACATATTTTCATAACATATAACTTCTTTCGATTGTGTATTTCTTACACAGCATGGTCCGAGTTCATAGCAAGAACTTCCTGTTCCACCTGCACCACACAATGTGCCTGCACCACTATAATAACCAGGGCAATTATCTTCTGTTGTATGAACACATACCCCTTTCCCCATACAACAAGCACCAGTGCCTCCAGTATTACCAAAATAGTAATCTCGGCCATCTTTATATCCATCAAAAGAAAATGTACCATCATCATTATAACAACAATATGCATCCCTGCTATCCGTTTCACCAGTCGCACCATACCATTGAACTACATTTCCGTGCCATGCATACTCGCCCGGACACCATGTTTCATCATAATCGCAAGGCAACCAGAAAAAGTTTATAATATCAGTTGTACCACTCCAACATGGAGGTTTGTTTAAGGGCCATATAATATTTTTTTCTGTTTGACTGTTGGTGTACCACGGCGGGTATTCTCCACTATTTGTAGCACCATGAACAATCAAACTAAATGCTTTTGCTAATTCTGCATCACTACCACCACTACCAACAGGGCCATTTCCTGTATATCCAAAACTTGCATCTTTAAAGTTTAATGAAACTTCTCCTGTATATCCAGCAACACCATCTATTTGCCTCATATTAAGTATGAAAACTTTAGCAGTGTTTGGGTCGATAGATTGAGACTCAGGTGGCGCATATAATGGTCCACCCACACCAATTTCTTCAATATCATAACCAGTACCAATTTTGAGATATTTTGCCTTTTCTTTAAAGTTTGCAACTCTAACATCAATGGCATTTGCTCCACTTGGAAGCCCCGAACTTGTCGATATGTCGTATTTTGCTCCACTAATTCCTGCAAGGTTAGACCCAGAAAGGCCCACCAATTGTCCTGCGGCATTATCAGTATCAGTTCCATCAATATTTAAGTATCCAAAATTTCCTGGATCATATATGATGTTAATTGTATCTAAACTTTCGTTTTGTTGTAAAGATAATGCGGGGCCAGTAACCTCAATCACTTTTAATACAAGTGAACTGGCATTATTATTAGAATCTCTTCCTTGCACAAGTGTGACACCCATACGCGAAGAATCATTAATATTTTGTCCATCAATTAATGGATACGCGCCACCTGTTGGCCCTTTAATTCTTGTTGTAGTTGTATAACTACTAGTCCAACTAGTTTCATTTTCATCTACTAATTCAAATATTGTATGAAATCTATCACCAGTAATAGTGGGATTACCATCAACATCAACAAGATACATGTTGGTGATATTACCACCACTAAATCCCGTTGCACCCGTATACCCATAACCTAATGGACCGGTAGCACCTGTGCCGCCAGAAGCACCAGTCGGGCCAGTAACATGTGTTGCTCCGATTGGTGTAAAGTGACTGCTTCCATGTACTATTGTTACCATAAATGTTTATCACCTTACTTGTTTATTTGTGCAGTGTTTGTACTTGTTGTATTGCCTGTACCTTCAAGTTTTGTTGCATACACTTCCGATGCACTTTGAAGATTCTTCAATGAATCCAATACAGTTATTGTTGCAGTACTGTCTTCCAATGTAAGTTTTTCAATAGTTGCTTCTTTGATTGTTACATTACTAGGTATCTGAACTACAAAGTTTTGTCGTGATGTATCATCACCAGGTGAATTATCTTGTGGCAAATACATCCAAATATCTTTTGTTACAAGATGATCTTTATTATCAACTCTTATTTTAAGCGATGTTGTTGAAGATGCAACAGGAATCGTACAACTTGTCTTTTCAACACCAGCAATTTTAAATCTTGCACCATTAGTTACTTCAAGAATTGCATCTGGAACAAGATATTGGTCTAATAATTTAGAATTCGTACTATCCCATTTAACAGTAATAGTTTTATTAGCAACACTCGAATCTACTACTCTTGCATTAAAAAGAACTTTTCTTCCATTATCACGAACAAAACACTGTTTACCAACAAGACTCGTTGATGGAGTATTTTCACAAGTAATTTTTGTTGTAGTCTGACAATAATTTTTAATTATATTGTAAGTATGTCCGTATGTTTCTCCTTTTGATGCCAGAAGATTTAAAGTACTACCATCTAATTTTCGCCATCCTGCACTCACTGGGGATTCGTTGGGCCCCGTATCGGTCCCATCCAGTCCCGAACCCATCCAATCCACTACATCAATAATAGAACCTGAAGGCGTTGAATGTGTATCTTCGCCCGTAATTGAACCACCAGCTTGATATCCAATATAATTTACAACTTGACCGGTCCATGGAGAATCTGGAGCAACTTGATAAATTGGTTTTATGACTTGAGTTGGTTCGATGGGTGCTAAATTTTGAAGCACACCAGCAGTTGCCGCACTCAAGAAATATACATCTTGACCACCGGCAGCACCCAACAGGCCTGCCTCAGCATCAATATGTGTTGCATTTACTAATTTTGTTGCCGGATAATTTATTTGCCCCTGTATTATGACTGTGACCACTCCCGTTGTTGGGTCACTTGGATTCACAGGAGTTACACTTTCAACAATTCCTATAACTTCACAATTTGCAGGAGTATTTGCTTGTGCTTTAACATACTTTTGATAACTTGTACTGTTTATATCATTATCATATCTGATTGCATCCCCCGCTGTAACGCCGTCATCGCCGGGGAGGCCAGAAATAATACCACCAGAAAATCCAGATAATGGATGAGTCATAAGTAATCTAGCACCACTGCTTGTGATACTATTGATATTAAGATTTCCTAAAAGATTAGAACTATTTGTATTACAACTTGCCATTAATCATCTCCGTTATAGAACCGTACCATCTGTGTCTAATTCTGCATCTGCAACATAGTGTGCTGAAATTTGATCCCAAAGAACTGTGCCGTTAGGAACAACAATATACATTCCGTCAGTTGTGTAGTGTTCTGCAAGAATGGTTTCATCTCCAGCAGGTGCAACGCGTGTTCCGTGTTGAGAAACTGTTCCAGACACATATCTTATATCTTTTTCTGCTGTTCTGTTGTATGCATCCCCAGTTGATCCTGTTTTTGGCGAGTAGAAAGTAATAGTCGGGTTTGCTCTCATTCGCACAGGATATTTAAAATATAAATCTTTCATTGGAGTGGTTGTAAAATCAATAACACTAATTGTCGGATTATTGTTATCCAGCATCGTTACACTATGTGTGTTTTCATCGATATTATAACTTCTTTGATAAAATCTGCTACATTTTTTCAATTCTTCATCTACGTCTGCTTCTGCATTAGTTGTTGCAACCAATCCCCGTTCAAGTTTAACTTTTGCTAAATCGAAAGTTGTATTTAATTTTGTAACATCAAATCCAACTGATAAGTAGTGCTTACTCCCTGTTGGAATTGCTGTTTGCTCTGGAATATTAAATGCAATCTCATATTTGCCCCACCTACTACCAAGAGATGCATTTGCAACTGTTGTTGTATTTCTATTTGTTCCATCCATTTGTGTTAAAACAACACCCATAGTAGCACCAGTTATACCACTCTTGGCATTAAAAGATAATGTTACATCTTGTCCTCTTGCGATTCTAGAATCTTCTATTCGATTTTCAATATGGATGAAATCTCCATGATGGCCACCAGTACCTGCCATGACATGATTAGATGCAAGATAATATTTTGGATTTCCAAATACTTGAGTCTGGTTCGCAACAAATTCTTGTCTTTGCAATGATGCACTAGAAATTGTTCCAGCACCGCCCGAAACACCATGTATTCTTACCCACCTATCTGCAAAATATGTTGTATCTTTTGCAGTCCAAGCCGAATCTTTTCCGATTGATCTTTGCCAAATATCGAATCCACCATTGATTAACATATTATTATTGATTGCACTACCATAAGTAGTACCACCCAACGAACTTGAATTATATGCCCAATTTCCATTTGGGTTTCCACCTCCACCAGACCTAGTACTCTCAGCAGTACTAGAACCCCCACCAGCAGTTTGATTTATAATTACACCCCGTCTAACACCACTCCCTGCACTATCAGGCCATGCAACCGCGAATGGTTTGGCAGGGGCACCAACAGAATTAGATGTTAATTGTCCATTTGAATCTACATATAAAAGTCCAACTGAACCATCATCAACAGGCATATCACTCATATGACCAGTAGATACAATTTCTACATAGTCAATACTATCTAATGTAAATCTATCAACTACCAATCCTACTGCATTTGAAACTGGTCGGTCGTCTTCAGTATTAGAAACTTTAACCCAATCACCATCATTCGTGTATCCTGCGACAACACCTCTTACAAGGTCTGCATTTGTAGTGGAAACCATAAATCTATTATCATTGATACCACCTGTACCACCTGTCCCACTTCCTTTTAGGAACTGCCCACGATAATTTAAAACAATACCCTCATCTGCGGTAATTCCCAAAATCATAGGTTTGGACACTTGCCCTGCGATGCCTGGTTCTTCAGGAGTGATACCACCACTGAACCCAGGACTCAAGAAGTAAACAACCCCTGCACTAAGTCCACCGTTTGGCCTATTTGTGTACGCATATGGTGCAAGTGTATCACTAAAGTCACCTTTAATTTTACCCGCAACAGTTACTTCAATATATGTGTTTGAATTGCTATATGCTGTTCCATCTGATGGCCAAGTAACTCCAGATACCACACCCATAACTTCTGCATTATTGGCACTATCTGCCTTTCCAAGATAATATGTTGCATCTCCTGTACACCCTTCTTCGCCCGCGGCATTTGCCTTTGCAACACGAATTGGTTGCCCAAAAGTGAATCCTTTTGTTCCTGTATATCCATGCTCCGAATTTATTCTAATGTTGAGACTAGGATTTTCTAAACTAGTTAAATCATAATTTAATACACCATCGATAGAAACATCACCCTGAAAGGTAACACCTCTTGCAACAGTTTCTGCGATATCACACCTAAATGTCCCCGATGGTAAATCTGGACCAGATGTAATACCTCCAACGGGATCATTAGACGCAGTAGTTCCAAGAGTAAACACAATACCATCACCAGAAGCACCGTTGAATATCTCAAGCAAATTAAGTTTGTTGACAGCGCTAGTGTTATAATGACTAACCCAATCCGCAAAGGTTGTGTCGCCAGTAATGTATGGTATGTTATATTTGTTATCGTCTACTAAAGCCATATTTGTTATCTCTATATGTTATTTATGTTAATTATTTGTCAGGACCCTTTGTAGAGAATTATATTATTCATATATCTCACAGTTTTGCTGTACGGATTAACCTTACAAACCAAAGAAAGTTTATTATAATGCTCGGGCTGTAGCGGGTTTGGCACACCTACTCCTGCACCCTCAATATTCACCATGTATCTACTTGCTCCGCAAGCAACACTGTTAGAATAGCCGGCGGCATTATCTCCAAGATTTTCATCACAGGTATTATTATCTGTACAGTTACAATCAACATATCCAGTCGAAATATTAAGTCCAATAGGAATCCAAATATCGGTTTCGTTATACTGTGTTAAATCTAGCGAAACCGAATATTGTGGATCAGGTGTTGCATCTGGAAAACTGGTATCTAAATACACCCAATGTTTTAATCCACTTATAAACGATGCATCACTTGTATCGGGGTTGATTTGAGGTAAATCAACCAAATACCACCCAGAATAAAATTGAATGGTTAATGAACCAAAAGTTATATTAGCCTCTACAAGTTTTCCCCCAAAGCCAGAATTATCAGTCGGAACATAAGGACAATTAAAAGGCCATAATGGTGTTGAACCTCTCCATCCAGGTCCAGAAATTGCATACTGCTTATTATGATCTACAACATCACCAACACTACCACCACCCACGCCCAATCCCGTGTTTGGAATTGATGCATCAAAGTCAGCATCGAATGCGACACCATCGCCGGGTATGTTTTCATCAAATCCGGACCACATTGGACCCGCACCAGAGGTAATCCAACTGTTCATCATATTTAAATTTAAAGTCATTTGCATTTGAAAATGTTCTTGAATTTCATTCAACTCTGATGCTTGTAGTGGAAACCCTGGTCTGTATGCAACAAATTGATAATTTTTGGGCGAATTTGCTCCACCCCCGCCTGCAAATGAAAGTTCACTTTCTACCCTACTATTAAACGGGCTTGGTGTTAAAGGAAACGATGGGTTATTTCCATATCCTCTAGCCTTTAATGGTTCTATATTTCTTGCCATTTATATTTATCCTTCTGATTGTCCAATCACCATTTCAATATCCATACTTGCTGATGAAAGAACTTGATTATCTACTACTTTTGAAACGCTTGTCGGAACATTTATAGTTTTATTATTTGTTAATATAACTTGTGTATTTTTAGGCGAAAGGATTGCTCCTGTAATTTTGCTGGTCGGCAATTCGCTTGATGTTGTTGTCCATTTATCCCCATTGCTATCTGTTATTATTGCAGTTGAGTTCGACGCGTCATTTCCAACATATAGTTCTACTCTTCTTGTGGATGCATCACTCAGAGTTTTTACATTTGCTACTTTTACTGCACTTAAACTAGAACCAGTCGATGTTGATTGTGATGCTGTTGAAGAATTCATTGTAGACTTTGATGATTCAGACGACTTACTGAATGTTTTCTTTGCTCCACTATCACTCGATGAACTTGTAGTAGACATTATATTTCTATATGTTAATCTTGCAGTTTGCTTACTCGCGGTAGAACTTGGAAAAAAGGCCATTCCATTAATATCTTTTAAAACTGCAATACCATAACTATCAAATTTTGAAATGTCGGTTTCTTCATAAATGTCTTTAAACATTATTCTTTTCTTCATCATGGGCAACACTGGTCCAGTGATAAGTTCTATGTTTTTATGTGCATCCCCAATTGTCGTAACTCTAAAATATTCTTCATCTGCATTTGGCCAAATCTTCTTAATATAATCAATAGGAACTGTTGCAACATCCATATATTGTCCTACTTGTATTATTCTAAGGCCAATAATTTCTTCGCTACCTTTGTTTCCTTGTGTTACAAGTTCAACAACTGTTGGTTTGGATTCTGGATTTAATAAAATTCCAGGCAATTCAAACGATTTGTCAGCACCCCAAAATGCTTCTGATATTAATTTTTTATCTGGAGCCAGAGATTCAAAAGAACCACGCAATGAACAGAAAGAAGAACCCTTTAAATTTTGAGCCCATTCTTTAGCGATATAAGCATTTTGTTTTGCAATTCCTCTTTCTGGAAGATGAGGATCTTCTAATATTCTATCATATTTTTCTTTTACTTCAATTTTGCAAGAACATGGACCACATTTGGATGCGCTCATATCTTCTTCGCTACATGATAAACATTCGTCACCAGTGAGTCCATTCGGACCACCTTTCCAAGTATTAAACACATAATCCATATCTAATGCTTTTGCAATTTCAAGACAATGATAACATTTTCCATGACTACATTTATATAAATCACCAGCGTCGCGTAGAACACCTGCAACAGAATCGTAGTGATTTTCTTTATAATATAAGCAACAAGTCCCACACCAATTTTCTTTCCCTGCACCACATTTTCTTATTGCTTGATTTTTTTGATTTTCATATTTTAATTCATAGTAAGAATCGTATGCGTCATCCACAGTAGACACATGCATGTAATTCTTCGATAAATCATCAGTGCCTTCGTGTGCCTTTGCTACAGGTGCCATAACCCATCCATCGGCGGCTGTTTGCCACCCCTGTTCCATTGAATTGGGGAGGCCATTTTTAAAGTTAATAGCACTATAAAGATGTTCTCGACCCATAGCATTTGGGCCCCAATTTCCCATCACAACCCATTGCGTTCCACCATAATCCAAAAAACATGAACGATTAACTTCATTTAATGCTGGTCTATCGCCCGCAACATAAAATCCAGGATATGTACTTGTTTTTAAAAACTTTTCACCCGTTACTTTAGCCACTGTTCGGATATCAGATGCATTAATCGATTCTGCCCACCCTAAACTGTTTATGAAATTGGTATATGCATGATCTGAATTTGTATACGGTGCTGTCATTTCTGGGGGTGCATCGTTATTAGATAATATAAATGCCAATCCTTCATTTGATGCCATTCTTTTTAATTCATTTATGGTTGCAACCGTAGATGTTTTAAACATCGGCGCTTTATTTGATTTACTTATATCTACCATATAATTCCTTTTATTAACATGTTGAAGCAGTACATCCAGTTAAACCTAAATTCGGACTATTTATCATAGGGCATAGTCTGATGAACTCTCCTATATATATGCTTCCGATTGATGCACTTATAGGAATTCCAAACGCATCAACTTCTCCCGTAATTCCGTCTGGCCAATCTGGATAGAAATGTGTAGGCGCTCCAAAAGTTTCTCCCCTTCCTTCTCCCGAAAGAGTAATTCCACCCCATGCATCGCCCCATGTTGCACCAGCAACAGAACCATCTGGGTGGTGAGAATTATAAGAACCTGCAATACAAATTCCACCAGGTCCTATTCCGCTCCATGCACTTCCAGATGTCCATCCGATTAATCCACCTAAACTAGATGTGGGTGTACCCATGGCAGTCGGCCCATCATATATGTGACCACTTCCAGAACAACCCGCACAATATCCAATCGAACCCGTTGCATTAATCCTATATGGGAAATAATTATCCAATCTGGGAGATTCACAAAAATAAAATCCACCATCAAAATCACCGGGAGGCACATAATCCAATCCAGTCTTTTCCCAGAACCCCTTCATTCCAGCAGGATGCAAAACCTCTTTTAACATTTCTGCATATATGGGCAATCCATTTTCATCTGTTTCTTCTATATTTGCTTTAACAAGATATGAATATTCTTGATACCAATAACTATCTTGAATTCTAAAATCGCCGTTAAGATAACTCCCACCAAGATGTAATATAGCGGCACTATCTTCCCCTGCACCCCCATAATGCCCTGTTTGCCCGGCATCTGTTATTACTTGCCAGTCGCCAAATTTACCACCATTTAACCGTAAAATCTTTTCTTTTGGATATGCAAATTGAACCTGAGTCTTATGGGCACCAAACAACTCCGAAAAGAAATAAACATAAGATTCTTCTGTTCCTTTTTTCTGATATAAAGATTGACGGATATTTTGAATAAATTTTCTTGTATCCGCCACCTCGATATATGCATCAGGAAATCCTGACGCATAGGTATATGTAAAATGTTTTAAAAAGGTATCGGGTGTTGTTCCAATGTCAACTAATTCTCGTAATCCCGCATCATGTTCTTTATCAACTGATAATTTATATCCACTTAAATTATACAACCAATCATAATATGCTTGTGTAAATCTTACTATATGAGTATCTGGAAAGTCCGATCTGGTTTTTTGTAAAATCCATCTAGGAAATAAATGACGAATATCAATATGCTGTTCTACTACTTTATTTTTTAATTTATCATTGGCATCTATTTTATCACCCAACAACAACAGTCGATAATCTATATTCTGACTGGGTTCTTGAATAAAAATATTGCCAATAAAAACCATAAGTTATGCACCAATCAAATTAAGTTCACTAACATCAATCTCAGAAACTATATTTCTAGTTGCATCGAAAGTAGAAGACAAAGGAGAAACTCTACAAGTAAAGGGTTCACTGGAAACTCCTTTGTGTATGATTATTTCTCCTATTTCTGGTTTAAATGTGCCAACACTTTTAATTATAGATAGCAATCCATTATCTTTTATATACCAACCTTCGAGACTTAAAGTTTTACTATCTATCCATTGGTCTATTCTTATTTTTAGTCTTAAATTGGATGGAATAGAATTATCATTATCATATCTACTACCAACTGTAAATTCAGAAGTGGTAAATGAACTATGAGATAATTTACTATTAAGAAAAATGGGCCTTATACTTTCGTCATGGCCCATTATAGTTTTTACATCAATATTAAAATTTAAATCATAAGAAGAACACGAAAGAGAGTCATCAACTTTATTGATATCTTCTGATATTTTAAATATACTAAATGATTTATTAAAACTTTTAGAATATTTTGTCGTTAAGTTAGAAATAAGTTTGTTCATAATTGTACTACTGGATTGATTGGTTGCGAGACCCTCAAATGGAATATCCCCCCCAATAACTGCAACAACATATTCGGGGCTTTTAAATTCTGGTAAAATAGTAACACAAGTTTTATCTTTTAGTATATTCATTGCATTAGTGGCCGCACCAATTAAATCTTCGGATTGTTCTTCATTTACTGATACAAAAACTCTACCATACATGGGTGGATTTTCTTCTTCACCACCCCACACATTAAATTTTTCATATGGATTGCTTGCAGTTCCTACAAATCCATTTGCAGCCAACAATGCTTTACAATCTTCTGCTGTAACTGCTCTATCTTGCGCTGCAAACCATTTAGGGGCAAAAAATTTAATCATATCTAAATTTGGTTCATCTGTACCACCAGAAGATAATCCAGTTCCATCTGAAAGGCTTTCTACTTCTGCATCTGGAAATCCGTGTATGGACCAACTTCCAACATCATTTCCGGCTCTTCCGCTACTTCTAAGATAAGAAATTCGCACAGAATCATTATCAGTAATTTGTTTTCCTATTTGCGTTACACCAATTGAAGCATCAGGATTAGCAGGTTGAATTGGGCCTAATGATTCACTTCCAACATTACCACCAAAAACAACAAAGAAACCAAGTTCACTTCGTTCCAACCAATATACTTTACTATTTTCATCTAATCCAGAATGAATATTATCTACTTTCGTCCAAGTATCCCATTCATCAGTTTCTAAATTTAAAACTTCTACTGTTATAGTTGATATATCAATATCAAGTCCATACAAAAATGATTTTTGATTACTAACATCTACTAAGAGTGGAGACATTAAAACTAAAGAAGCGGCCTCATAAATATTAATTATTACTTCATTCTCCATGTTGTCAATCGCTGCGTCATTAACACTATAAAAAGTATAAGGCGTTCCCGATTCTTTATATCCAGAAAATTTTGTATATTTTGGTATTATTGCATTATCGCCATGTCTTACTTTTACTCTAGAAGTGGAAGAAGTTCTTCCCGGAACAACATAACCTAACGGTTTTACTAATGATATAACCGATTCTACTCTTTGTGCAGAATCTAAAAACATTTCATTAGCAATCATATTAGAATATCTACCATAATACATGGTATTGTATGCTAGAACATCAAGTAAAACTTGTATTGCAGACCCTGCATAATTATAATCTTTTAATGTGTCTTGAGTTTTTAAATAATCGATAAGACTTTCTTTAATGGAAAGAAAGTCTAATGTCCCTAATTGTATATTTGTATTATCTGCCATTTAATTACCTTGTTTTTGTTAATCCTATGCTGATTGAATCTCGTAAAGCACTACCACCAACCGATCGTTTTAATAAAAAATAAGAAATGTATAAAAATAGTTGATTAGTATCGCTTACCTGCGCCCTCGATGCCGATTCGGGGTGTCCTGGAACTATAGGAGTTTCTTCGGATATTGGTGAATCATTTATTATTACATCTTCTACTCTAATTCTGGGTTCAAATTGGCCTATGGTAAATTTTATTTGTTGTATCATGGGAATACTGTCAACATAATTAAAATTATCAAACAAAGAATCATTGATTCTTGTGCCAAAATTTCTTCTAAATGGCTTTTCACCCGGAATTGTCATGATGATATTTATTAAAGATTGCCTTATCGAATATACATCTTTCACCAAAGAGACATCGCTAGTAAATTCATTTTTACTAAAATGAATATTTAAATCGGTATGTATACTTTCAGGGGCCATATTTCATAATCCTTCGTTGTGTTTCGATTTCTCTTATTGTATGTATAAAGAGAGCAGACATTATCCTATAAGTTTTTTAAGATAATCCGCCATACCCTCCCATATGGAAGATTCACTTAAATCAACTGGTGATGTATCCCTCATCAGATTTAATTGCATTTCGTGTGCGACAGGAAATGCACCTATATTATGAATAATTGATTCTACTAACCACCTACCACCAATTTTAGATAATGTGGTGCCATCACCACTAAAATCTCTAACAAAAACCATAGTTCCAGGTCTTAATGTCAAATCGCCATGAATATTTATAGACAGTTTATTAGAGGTAATTAAACCCATTTGAGCATTTCGCCACAATGGTTGTTGTGGAGGAGTATCCCAATATGTTGATTGCATTCTTGTATATTGAAGATATTCGCCAAATCTTTTCCCAACACAAGGACAATTACAACTACTTGGATGATCATCATTATGCCATATACATCCTAACCAATCTTCACCATCGGGAAGTGCTTCTAAGATATAATCACATTCCTTAATGCTTTGTTTTGCTTCCTCAATTTCTTCATATGTTGGTTCGACAAGATTTTCTTTACTTACTCCATCGCCTTCATCATCACCGAACAATCCACCGAAGAAGTCACCTAAAAATCCACCAATGCCTTCCCCGAAAAGAGTATTCCAGAAACTACCATCATTTTCATTTATAGAACTATTGATTCTTTCAATCTGTTCATCAGAATCCGGCATTAATTCCTTACATGGACAATTGCACAAAGGATTATCATCACCACAATCAGAATTGTCTACTGGCCCTTCTGGATTCGCGCAGGGATATTTGTCCCATATAGCATCGTGGCCATGAGTTATTTGCTTTCTGACCGACCATGCTTTAGTTGAATAGTCGGGTCCGACATGTGTTTTATTTGCATAGTCGGACAATCTTGATATTAATACTTTTTTATCCATGTGTCTTTATATTTATAATGAATCGTTGTATATTATGTTAAATTTAACTTGATATCTGTTACGGGGTTTTTGTGTGATAATTTTATCATAAGAATGTCCTGTCTTCTTTTTAAGTCTATTTGCTATTGTTGTGAATATCTGTTCTCTGGCAAATTTGTTTTTATATTTTTTAGCCTTTTTGTGTTTATTTAACTCTAAAGTAAAAGTCATGCTAGATGGACTATATGTTTCAATGTATTCTAATACATCTTCAAATATGCCTTTCATCATTGTCATAGTCGTTCCAACAGACTCATTTCCTGTTCTGGCTTGAATATAGTTGTTATAGAAGTCTACAACAACATTATCTGTTTTTTTACATTTAACCATGAGGAGCATGGTATATAACCCATATGTTTTTGGATGAGTTCTATTATATATTACTATAAATTTATCTTCCTTATCTGAAATCACAACTTCCCTTCCATGTTTGATTCTTATGGTGTGCATGTGCTACAATCTTCGTCTTCTTTCCAACACATCTGGCCAGATGTGATATCATTTGATTGCATACAGCACTCATGTTGATACATTTCTCCTAAACAACTACACCCACAATCCACACACTTCATTGCTCCAGTTGCTTCATCAGGACTACAACACAACCCATAGGGACAGTCAATGTTTGTAGCACATTCTATATCACATTCTTCGCAAACTTTATATCCTTCATTATAACCACTACAACACAATCCATGTTCCCAACAATCTTCATCTGTTTCGCATAATATTCCTTCAACACATTGTCCGTTTATACAAACCATACCTTCTGGACAATCCTCATGAGTTTCACAAAGAGAATCACACTCAACACATTTTTCATTCAAACAGCACATCTCATCATTATCACAATCATCACTTACCACACAAGACAAATCCTCAGATTTACATACACCACTATCGGTGCAAACCATACCTTCTGGACAATCTTCATCTGTTTCGCATTCACAGGGGCCACATCCCTCACAAAAATTAGAACAAGGTCCACATTCACCATTAGGTTTAATACATGTGCCACCCGCCCAGTGCCCATCACCACCTTCAGACCTTGGCCTGTTACTATAACAAGGATCATAGTCTTTAAGGAGAGAACAATCATCACAAGGCATTATAGGAACAGGATCAATTTCCCCACATATACTGCCATTTAAATTTGGTAAATTTTTATCTAACCATGCATACTGCCCAGTAAGACCATCATAAATCGTCTGACAATTTTCGCAATCAGGAGAATATATCCACTCCGCGGAAGGAAAACCTGTACAACTTTCGCCAGCTGGAATACATTCTCCATTGAAGCAACATTTCTCATCATCAGCCGGTCCTGTGCCACCTGTCGAACATATATTTCCAAACATCTCGGCACACCACAAAATGTCCGTTTCTTCTGCAATTTCACCGACAATAAAAGGTTCATATGTTAAATATCCTGCGGCACTGCATTCTCCAGTTGCACCACACCCACCACCATCACATTGTCCTTCACTTACATCTCCATACCATTTTGGATAACATGTATGATCAAAACATGCCCCCGTATCTGGACACAAAGATTCTCCGAGGTGTTCTGCCTTAATATGTAAACATTCACAAGTTTGGCATTGGTCATCCTCTGGGTTATACCAGAGAGAATCTGTGTCTATACACAGTTCTTCACATGTTGGTACATTCCAACCACTGCATACCCAATGCGCGCAATACGGACAACAAGATTGGTCACCACCTTCAAGGCCGGGGGATTGGCAACAGCTCTCGTAGCAACCGTGAATTTCATAGCAAGGGCAATTTTCGTTATCCGTTTGCCAACTAGAACATATGGGTTCAGGTGTGAAATACCAAGGAACGATTTTTCCGTTGAGTTCGCGAACTTTCCTATCACCCAGTGGATCTTCGTGTTCACATCTCCAACAGCAATCATATATGTTTGTGACTTCGGTGCAACCGTCCCATTCACAATTGGGATTAATATCGTTCGGAAATAAATATTCTTCATCATACATTGTAGTATTTGGATGAGTCACCGAACCAGTATGATGCCCAGATGCATAACATTCACCTAAACAATCGGTACACACATTAGCAAATATTTTAATCGGGGACATATTTTCGTTTTCTAAACATCCATCTCCCCCATCTGTCCTATCCTGTGTACAACACTCACCCGCTAGTCTTTGTTGTCTGGTGCAAAAAGTATTAGAATATTCTTCACGGGATTCCTCCCATATGATATTTGAACAACATTTACCATGTGGAGAACAGTCTGGATCACATTCTCCACATTTACCATTTAAACCACAACATCCTTGCCCAGTTAATTGACACCACAGTCCACAGTCACAATCTTCCTCGATTGAAACACATTCCCGCGTGTCGTGACAACATTTTTCTCCTTCTTCGCATATATTTCCCGCCGACGCGCACCATTCAAAGCCAATCACTAACTCAGGCTGATTACACCATATGGTACTACTACATTTACGAATACCAAATTCATTTTCTCGGCACGATGGGGTTTCAATATTGAAACTCCAAGTATCGGAATGTGTGTGTATACAATCACCATCATGATTGCATTCATGACATTTAATCTTCTCTGCATAATCCATGCAAGGAGAACCTTCTGGAATTTGGTCACACCATAGTCCTTCATAGAAATATGTTATTTGATTGTTCCTTGTATCTGGATTCGATGGCCAACTATTGACATCTTGCTCATACGGCCATGTATGAGCATAATACTCCCATTCCACTATCGACAATTCTTCACAATCTGCTTGAGACATTATACTACATGACCTCTCAGACGAACCGTGGCAACATGCACCAAGAGGGGTACTACATGCACCAGTACAAGTAAAACTATAATTCGCCCATTCATTCTGGCAATTACCACCACCAACCCAATCGCCACATGGATTATCTCTGTTTTCAAGGCAATTGAATGGGCAAAAACAATTCATTGTATCTTCTCGAATAACATGGGCTTCCCCTTGCCAATTTTTAATGATTGCATTGTCACATTCACAAGTCCACTCTGCAATATCACTGAGATGTTCTGGTGAAACATAATCCCCACAATATCGAACTTCGCCACATACTGCACCATCCTTTAAAGTGCCGTCATCGCACAAACACTCAGGAATTCCCCAGCTGTCGGGCAAATCCTCGCACATATTTGGCCAATTATTGTTGCAAGTATCATCATACTTGTAGCCGAAGACTCCGCCTCCAACACCACAACAAAAAGATTCACATTCAATTGGAATTGGGGCTTTATAACCGTTATCATCGGCGTCTTCAAATTCACCACAGATTGCACCATCATCAACTTTATACAAAATATCGTGTGTAAAACGCCATGGATGATCACCACTGTGCCCACTATCATAATGCCACATCCAACTATTGTCACAACCATATTCAGGCCATAATGGTCCGTGGCCGTCCGAACCCCACCCAAACTCCGGCTCTTGTGGGTGATTGTGTACAGGTGTATCACAATCACAACAATATCCTTCTGGACATAATTTACCTTCTTCTGTAGCAACATCATCACATTTCGTGTTTATTCCATACCATGCAATATCAGGTTCTCCATAATTTTCTTCTATTATACCTTTTGCAAGGCATGCATCATAAGTTAAATCTTCACATATGCCAGCATGTAGATGATTAAATCCACGAATACAACAAGCACCAGTAGTTCCATCAATCATTACATAACCAGAAGTCGAACAACCAAGTTGACAATCACCAGTCACTCCATCATAATCATCAAAATCCCATTCACCACTACATTGCACACAATCATAATTACCTGGAATAACTTCTGAGTTGCAAGAGGAGCAAGCACTGTCGGCCGTCATTCCTTCAGCAGTAGACCCCCAACAAAAATCATCATATGGCCGACAAACTCTGGGATCTTCTGTTAAACCAGAAGCATAAGACCCCGTAGGACCAAACTGAGAACAAAAGAATCCATATGGACAATTTGATTGACAAGGTAAACAATCTCCGTCCCAATCAAGTCGTCCTGGTTTATACTGAATTTGAGAAAACTCACTGTTTGACATTCCGCATAAGTTGTACTCAATGGGTTCTCCATTAATGTCAACAATTAATACATCTTCACATCTATCGATTTGGCTAGTCCACCTATAGTCAGTATCATCAACGGATGGTGCATATTCTCCATTTAATGGTTGCCAACTTGGCATATTACGACACTCTAACCACCTCAACCCTTCTCCATCATCGTCGCGACATCGCCATGATGGCACCGTTGATGTGGGGCCCGATAATCCCCTGACACAACAAGTACCTGTTAATCCACATGGCTCACAAGGTTGTGTATATGGATTAACCCCTTCACAATCCCAACATCGACCATGTATTTCACTTGGAAGAACTATATTATTACGGCAACACATATCACCTGCACATTGTTCATCCTCTTGGCATGGTTCATTCCATCCCCTACCCGGAAGGCATCCGCCCGAAGAACCCGGCGCACAAGGAATGCAAGTACCACATGTTCCATCGTTGCAACAGTGATGATCAAAACAATCTTCATTTCTATCACATTCTTGACAAACTGAACAAGTGCCTGAAGGGTTCGATGCTCCATCTTCACCACATGGGGTTGGATACACGGAACAACATGGTGCTAAAAAACAACAATCATCATCACTAAAACATGACACTTCCTCTGGATCTTTACAAGTACCATGCTCACAACACTGGTCTGCATCACAATGACTATCTGATAAACATTGAACACATTTAAAATCGGACTTGATAGGCCAATTTCCTGGCACATCCCATTCGTCTGGCACCATCATCGAGCAGTATGGTTTATTCTCTCCAGTTTCCCCTTCACACCGACATGTCGCACTATAATTCTCACCCGATGGATCTGAAGCCTGGCATTTACAATTGCAATCGCAGTCTGGGTCATAATTATTAGCACCAGTGATTCCAAGACCGTCTGGGTCTGTGCTTTGACACTGACAACAATCATTGTTATTATAACAAGGACATCCGTATGGGTTTCTGTCGAAATAACTGCCACCCTCTGTACCAGAGAAGGCCTGGCAATCAGTCGAACCATATGGATGCTCTGGCCAACAGGGCAGACATCCCAGTGAATCCCACGAGCCATCGCCGAGTAATTGTTTATGGCAACATTCGCCTTCTACTTCACAATCACTATTTTGTTCACAGGAGTAACAAATACTGCCGGTTGCCCCTTCTCCTCGTATAATATCATCAAGTTTTTCGTATGGAAGCCAACTTGTTCCATCATCACAGTTTGGAGAACCTTCAACAATACCATGCCACTCGTTGAACATCACAGCATCATATGTTAGGCCGGGTAGTGTTGGATTGCCTTGGTTGTACGCTTTGTGGTGGTAATAGTGTCTTTCTACCCCATCAATTATTTCTACACTCCATTTCTCTCCATATGAATATTCTCCCGTGCCACCTTGCCAATTAAGGTTGCCACGAAAAGTATCACAATCAAACTGTCTTCTTATACCACATCCACCCTTGTAGAAGTTCCCGTCTGCTGTGCTTCCAATACCAACTTCATATGGGGGAGATTCTCCTTCTTCATTGAGTGGTTCAAAGGCCATCCAAGTCCCCGTACAACAATTGCCGTATGGTGTGCAACATCCATCACATCCCCAGTTGGCATAATCCAACGGATATCCACATGGAGGCTGTAGAACAATATTATCATTCTCATCTGTATAGTAACCATTACATGGGATTTGTTCACCGTCTATCCATTTTACAGTTGCTGAATGACCATGTATCAATGTATCCCAATCGGGGTGTTCTTCGGGCGGTTTACAAGTTCTATCCAAACTGGACCAATACCCACAGGTATAAGCAGGCACCGTTGGGTGAAATGGGGTTGTTGAAACGATACCTCGTCCCGACCACCTTCTGCTTTCATAAGTTCCTTGCCATCCCGGCCAAGGATGCTTATGAGCAAAACCAGCACCCCATTCAGGATTAAAAGTTCCATGCATATTACACGATTCCATTTCCAAGACGCCATATGTTTGATTGCCTGCGACATCATCTCCCCCATCCCAAGTTATTCCGATAATTTCGTTCTCATTATCATATAACCACACTCCATCATCTTCGCATAATACCCTAAACATCTCAATGGTCTCTTCCGAAGGATCTATTCCAGCTGGAATGGGCATATTTTGATATGTGTGATGTGGCGTCCACCCTTCAGGGCCCGTCAAACCGTCCGGGTCTTCCCAATACCACCCTCTACAAACAAGTTCACAGCAATTATCGTTGTAGCACGACGGCCACGAAGTTGAATCACTCCCATCATGTCTCATACATCGTTCATGTGTCGAACATTCATTTGTAGGCCAACAAACATCCGTGTCTATGCCTCCGCAATCTTCATCTTCTGGAATACACTGTCCATCAACACAACAACATTTCTCTTCGCCCTCTACACATATATTTCCAAATAACTGTTCGCAATATCCAAATGGGCATGAATCATCTTCAGGAGATTCTGGACAACTTCCTTCAGCACAATGACAACATGCACCTTTTTTTGCTTCTTCACACCCACCACCAATATCTGCACAAGTGTTGCAAGAAGTCCCTTCCCCATCACCATCACAACCAATACAAGTGGATGAGGAAGTACAATCGCTCTTTGATTGCCAACCATGATAAGTTGACAGCGGTATTGCCCCACACTCCCACACATTCAAATCAGCACATGTTCCGTCTGGTTTACAGCATGCGGCTTTTGGTAGACATTCATTTCCCTCATAATCTGGACCTTTATTGTCCCAAAAGATAGGCTCTGAACAACTAGAAGGCGAATATCCTTCTTCTTGCAAAAAATCTTGACACAAAAATGTCCAGAAATCGTTGTTGCACGCCATTAGTTTATTTTCTTCTTCAGTAAGTCCATTAACAAAATTATCTCTCGGTGGGAAAACATTCGAGTTCATTTGATAAGTGCCCCACACCGTGTAATCATAAATAACAACAACTGCACCTTTACCGTGTTGTTTATATACAACCGTGCATGCGTTTGACCATGGGTTAGGATCCTGGCCCGATTTACCACACGATCCCACTATTCCGACACCTTCGTTGACAGGATAAAGTGGTGCAGCCTCATTAGTTCTAAAGGAAAGTGGAACAACGCCGGTTGAATTGCCCCCACTATCTTCACCGTCTTTAACAAACGGCTTAATTGTTTGTTGACAACACGGAATATACTTGTCGAGGGTTATACCTTCAGGAAGATTCATATAGTCATCATGAATATTCCCGTCACCATCCTGATAATGTACTATTTCTGAATAATAAAATTCAGTTTCAGGAACAATATTAAAGAGACCATCTCCTATAGGCACCCCGATGCATCCTTGCTCATCGTGTGCATTACATCCTGCCTGCCATTCTTCCTCTGATGTTGCACAGAAATGAGCAAACCGCCTAAAATCTTCTTCAACAACATCAGTAACAACTTCGTCTGAAGAAGGCCAATCGCAATCACATAAACAATCTTCGGGGTGGTCTATACAGTCTAACCAACATCCCAAATCCTTTCCAGTGTCTTGATCAAGACACCACGAATTGGTCCAACTTCCATAAGTTGGATCAATCATGATTACTAATTTTCCACCATCAACAACCCAATTTCTTATCCATTTCCAATTTTCGCAATTATCATAAACATTTTCAGTACTACTAGGATAAGGTGGTATGGTTAAGTGGGCCATACCATCAATATTATCTTGATAACCTAATGCACCAACAAATGCAATTTTATGACATCCAATATTTTCTTCTGTACAGTGCATTGTACAATCGCCCTTTGGAACTAATGGACCGTGATAATTGTCTATCCAATCTTCAAATGCTTGGGGAGTCCAAGGAAGAGGTCCCATAGGAGAAAGAAGTTGATAATAATGTGGGGGGAACATATCATCAACGCATTCATGATAATCCTCACACACATCAGACGACCAACAGGGTTCTCCTATAAAAAGATCATCTCCATCCCACGGATCGGAATTAGGCATTTTATGTTTTGGTTCTGCACCCGGCCAAGCGAAAGTACCACCGGCCATTGAACTTATTCCGACCGCGCAAATAGGGCAACCTATACTGGTATCATCATAGAAATATTCAGTTCCTTTACAGAATTTATCCCCACAGTCACAACAACATGATTTACCGCTATACATTATATACTATTTATCTTAGTTTGGACAACTACATAATCCATCGTGTGCATTTTGAACATCAAAGAAATATATTCTATCTGGAATTTCAATATCCACCATATCTTCTTCGGGATCAGGTTTAATAGGAGAAATTGTTTCTAGCATATCTGCCGGTATAACATTCATCTCTACAATATGTTTCCAAAATTGGCCACACATTTCACCTTCTTCACGCATTAGACAGGGATCATCTCCAATTTTCCAATACCCCCCTACTGGCATCATTTGATGCCCGTCTGGATAATCATTTCCATCTGGGTATGATTCTTCAATCTCGGCCGCATTGATACCAGGACCAGTATATACATCATCCCCTACTTGATGATTTAACAATTCATTAATATTATATGCACCATCTTTACCTGTTATATTATTTTCTTCATCACTCATAACACCCTTTAATCCACCTCTAGACTCTGGAACAACAGCAATGGTTATGGGTGCATCTGGATGAGATACAATTTCTGCTTGAACTTCTTCTTCTTCTTCATCCTCATTAATATAATTAATATATTGTTTAGGCCACATTTCCACTTCTCTCCACGAATATTCATATATGCCACCCTTACCATTTTCTTGTATTAATTTTGCATCATCAATAACTGCTAGGAATTGTCGTTTTTCATCAATCTTATCACAGCATATTGTATGTCGATATATATTCCACTTTTCTTTAAGATTCTTTTTAAAAATATATTCCAAATAATTTTCTCTTGTTGGACCAATAATATCTTGTTGAATTGTTTGGATAGTTTCCAATTTTAAATTTGTTTGATCAGACATTGATTGCCACACAACATCATTTCGTTTGCCAAGAGACCCGTTCCCCTGCCTACTGGAAAGAAAATCATATTTATTGTGTGGGTTTTTGCTATTATATGCATTTTCAAAATATCCATATACCTCTGGTATGTTTCTAAATTTTAAATTTTTATTTGGTTTCTCTGAATCAATTACCGTCTTAATATCTTCGGGTAGAAATTTAAATTTTTCTACCGTAAAAGTATTCCACGATTTTTCTTCCCAATCTCTATGATATTCATAAGTTACAAATTTATTTTTATGCACGGTCGCAGTATCCATATAATAATTATATGGATCTGAATAATCTGGCTCCACATGATAATAATATGAAGCATATACCCCATCTTTCCACAATTTTAAATGATTTGGTGAAGCAATAATACTCCTGCTAGTCATTATTTTTGGGTCACCTGTATCGGATTCTTCTTTTGAACTTATTCCATCTTTTATGCCATATACTGCCCTAGAAGTGGTTTGAATATCTCCTGCATCTTGTCCCCGCGGGATGTCATTTTTATTTTCCTCAACCATATTCTTTATAGATTTAAAATGCCATTTATCAAAATCATGATAAAAAACATAATTACACCAAGTTTCATCTTCGTCTATTGCATTTTCTGCCATATTTTTCATAAGTTGCATAAGAGTCATAGAATTTGTTTCTTTGCCCCAAGGATATAATTGAGAATTTGTTTTTAACCATATTCCATTATGAGTATTTTCTATATCCATACCTTCTTTTTGTTTACCACATACCCATCCGTTTTTCCCTTCAAAATATTTTGGTGCAATAGCATTAACTAATCCCCCTTCTACATTCAAGTTTAACCAATCCCCAATCGCACCCAAATTAACACCTTTTGATGCAATTTTCATAAACATATCTTGATTAAAAAGTTCACCCTCCCCACCTTTCCAATCAGAAATATCAAGATACATTGGTTCACATGACATAAAATGAAGTTGCATTTTGTTATCTTTAATGCCCCCGCCCAGTTTGCCTAGGGTATCTGCTCCTTGGCCAAATTCATTTACCGAAACTATACAAAATTCTAATTCCTGCTCAGAACCTTCAAGATGTGGTGTTTTCATTTCGATGTGAATTATTTCATCTTGACCAGAAATTTTAAATTTTTCAAGGGCCTTTCCTGGATTTTTTATTACAATATTTCCTGTAATTACCGAACTTAATATACTTTCATCAATACGCAAGGTCAAAAGCAAAGATCCCATATTGCCTGTTTCCTCGCCATCATCTACAATATGATATTTTTCACCCGAACTCATTTTTCGTATGTATACTTTCGATACATCAATACTATATCCACGATTGTGTGCTAATGTTGAACTACTCATAATATATTAATTCCTTTATACATTAGAAATCGAATTCTATATATTTTGTGGTTCCGGGAGGAACAGTAGAATTCATAACTGCCTTTATCTCTCCTACAATTTTTCGCACTATAATTGGAGTAAGAACTTTAATAGTTCGTCTATCATCATTTTTTCTGATAATATCCGCACCCTCCCCTATTACTTTAATTGCTGGATGATTGCTTTGCAATGAACCTTCAATATACTTATATAAAACTGTACTTGTTAAACCGCATATGTTTTGCCCGGCACCACTATAATAACTTCCCGTTGCTCCGCCTATAGAATTTGGAACAGCATATGGATCAATGGGAACACCATCAACTTCAAATTGTTTTACTGCACTTTTAAATGTTGATTTTTTCCTAATAATTCCATAGGTAGAACCCGCAGTTGCACAGTAGGGTCCAGTCCCACAAGGGAAATCTAAATATCCAACTGGAGTGCATCCAGCGGTAGATCCTAATGTTTGCTTGGCACATGCAGTAAGTCCCATTCCACTAACGGTATCCCACTTGTTTGCCGCATCCCGGCGAAAAAGATAAAATTCATCATTCTCTTCAAATGTTCCTTCAGACCTATCAGTCTTTATTTTAATTTTATGAAGATGTTTATCATATTCGTTAATAATACCAAAGATTTCTATGTCAACTGAACCAGTCTTATCAACATCTCGTTTAACCATAATATCATCTTTTTGTATAGCCGGATTTTCTACTATAAAATAAACACTACCGTCTAAGAACTCATCAAATATTCTATTTATTTCTTTAGTATCTTTAGGCCATTCTTGGTTTTTATCAATTATTCCGTTTGTTAATAATACTACCCACCACAAAAAAGAATCATTATATAAATCAACCGCAATTTGTTCGGGAGTGTCACCATCGCCTACTACATGGTATCTAAAATTTGAAGAATTCTTTAATGTTTCTTTTTTAATAGAAACATTTCTAAAAACATCAACAATTTCTAAATTAGTAATCTGCCCGTCTTCATTTATAAACTTATAATCAATTTTTGGATAATGTTCAAACATATATTATTTATAACTGATTATAGTGTTGAATAATCATCACCCCACCCTTGCCCTTGGGTAGAATCTGAATCATTTTGGGCCCAACTATATGGAATTATACTACTCCAGTTCTGTTTTGCAATGCATTGATCAACTTCTAAAAATGAAATCTTTAATGTAGTAACTAATGGCCACCCGTCTTGTGTCATTGTCATAGCACCTTCTGTGCCTTCAGTAGGAGATATATTAACATTTAAAAGAACAGAAGTGAAAGGGTCCATAGACCATCTCCATTTTCCCGGAGTTGCAACAGGGTGTTGCATGCCGCCGAAGAACTGGCCTTCAGAATCCACTTCATACCCCCCTTGATTATACCTCTCTTGCATAGGACTACTAACTGGATTAGTACCAATATTGTTTACACCCGGCCCATCATTTCCAGATGGAAATACTGTTGTGGTCCACATTGGTGGTGGTTGGACAATATTATCGGCCGTTCGCATCGGATCCATTTTAGGGTATACAGATGCTTGGAATTTTCTACAAATTCCTGCGATTACTCGGCCTTCATCCTGGCCACCACTTCTATTTATCAAATTCCAACTATAATGTCTTTGTCTTAAAACTGGACCTTTAAATCCGGCACTACTTACTTCCATGTTTACATGATTATAGACACCCGCCATACCGACCCACTCTTTCATATCATATCCTATATCTCGAAACCATGCCCAACCAGTATTTGCATCTGTGGCACCAACTGTATTTTTCCCACTATCCCATGTTGCGGTCTCTGTTGTGGTGCAATTGGTATATGGTAGGGTAATATTGTGTATCATTCCACCAGCACCTGCCCATCCATTGCCTTCTTCTGTAGATTCTGCCCTATCATCAGAAGTTAGATGGAATTGCTGGGCAAAAAAATTAAGATACCCTCCCGCAGATCCCCATTCCGGATCTTGGTCACCCGGTATCGGCCATGTGTCTGTTCCAGCTCCCATTTATTCTGATCCTGCTATATTTGTCATTATTGAATTCCTTATATTAATTACTATATTATTTATACTTTAAAATATACATATATTGAATTTTTTAAGAAATATGGCATATAAAACAAAATATAAAATAAAAAACGCAAATAAATATATGGGAGATGCATCTAATATCATATGTAGATCTTTATGGGAAAGAAGAGTATGCAAATACCTTGACGAAAACAAAAGTGTTTCTCAATGGGGAAGTGAAGAAATTGCAATTCCGTATTATTCTACAACAGACAAAAAAATGCATCGATATTACCCAGATTTTATCATAAAAAGCAATGAAAAAGTATCTATTATAGAAGTAAAACCCAAAAAACAAACTAAACCACCAAAGAAGCCAAAAAGAAAATCAAAAAATTACATAAATGAATGTGTCCGATATACGATAAATCAAGAAAAGTGGAATTCTGCAAAGAAATTTTGCGAAAATAAAGGTTGGAAGTTTATTATTTTAACAGAAGACGATATTCTTCCATAAATATAATAAGGAACATACAAAGGTAAATCTATGGCCATAGGAACAAACAACAGTATTGACAACTTCAAAGCATTTTACTCTGGAGGATTTCAATCCCCCACTAAGTATAGAGTGGAAACAACGCCGCCAGGGGGTAGTGCAGTTGAATGGTATCCCGATTCTATAACTCTACCATCGCGAAGTTTTCAAGTATTTACTGATACAATATATGGAACACATAAACAATTTCCATACAGACAACAATTCAATGATGAGATTGTTATGACTCTTAACCTTAGTCAAAATAATGCCGAAAGGAATTATTTTGAAAATTGGATGAATGGTATTGTTGGATTCAACAATGTACCAAATCTTGATATGATAAAAATTCGCGAACACTCTTTGGTCATCTTTACTACAACCCCGGACTCAACTGCCGTTACGGGAACATATGCAGTATTTGGCGCATATCCATCATCAATTATTCCATCCAACTTCTCATATGGAATGCAAAACGAAGTTGCTAAATTACAAGTAACTTTTAATTATTACAAATACTATTATTATGCATAAACCACATAATATTATAAAACACTACAAACAAAAAGGAATTTAAATAATGAGTAGTATATTAGACATTTTAAAAGCATCAACCCCAAAATATGAATTGACATTACCTTCTAATGGTGAAATTAAAAAATTCAGGCCATTTTTAGTAAAGGAAGAAAAAATTCTGTTGATAGCGAAACAATCTTCAGACGAAATGGAAGTCATCCATGCAGTTCAAGAATTAATTGAATCGTGTGTAGAAGGAATCGAAGATATCATTAATTTACCAATGTTCGATATCGAATACATGTATTTAAAGCTTCGTGCCAAATCTATCGGAGAAACAGTAACTCCAAAATTCACTTGTCCAAAAACAAAAGAAACCATACAAACAAAAATTAATATTAACGACATCGAAGTTATAAGAACAAAAAACCATACAAACAAAATTAAAATATCAGACGATTTGATAATATACATGAAATACCCTAGCATTGATGTTATGGAAAATTTAAATAGACAAAATAAAAAAGAGAATCAAGTTCCACTTTACAATTTAATCGTCAATACAATCGATACAATAGAAACAAAAGAAGAAACCGTTGATGGTGATATAATCTCGGCCGCGGAAATGGGAGAATTTGTAGGCAATCTTACAAAAGAACAATATGAAAAAATAATAAAATTCTACACAACTTCTCCAAAACTAGAATATGAAGTAAAATATAAAACAAAAGATGGAGAAAATCGAACATTTAAATTACAAGGACTACTCTCTTTTTTCAAGTAGGGCTCAGTCACATGAGCCTGTTCGGTTACTATAAACTCAACTTTCAATTAATGCAACACCACAAATACAGTTTAACAGAAATAGAAATGATGATACCTTGGGAAAAAGAAATTTATGTGACTCAACTCCTAACATACATCAAAGAAGAGAATAAGAAAATAGAAGAAAGAAATGCAAAACGAAAATAGAGAAATGAAATAAAATGCCACTACCACTTGCACTGATGGGAGCAATGATGATTCCAGGCCTTATACCGGGTTTGGGTGCAGGTATTGCAGGCGTAGGTAAAGGTATTGGTAGTGCTGCCAGTGGTGTTGGTAAAGGTATTGGTAGTGCTTATAGTGGACTTGGTGAAGGCATAGGTGCGGGCGCATCTGGTGTCGGAAAAGGTGTTGGTGGACTAGCAGAAAAAGGCCTTGGTGCAGTAGGAGATTTTCTGTTTGGTGATGACGAAGAAGATACAAATTATGATACAATGACTATCGACAATTTAGAGATTGATACTCTAGAAATAGATACTGCAAACATTGATAAATTGGTAATTGATTCTAAAGATTTAGGAAAAACTGACGACAATAAAACCGATAATGAAAAATTAGACGCTAAAGAACAACAAAAAGACCAACAAAAA